GTTGTTAAAGATAAAATTAAAGTCGCATTATCGATACGAGAGAAGTTAGCAGTTCCTGAAGGTTGTTCCATCTCTGGATGAAGCGCAAATGAATAGACATTAATACCATCCTGTTTAGGAATGTTGGTATGATGCTGATAAGGTTGTACTGTACTAAAGTATCTTCCATCACGTTCACTAAAACGATCATGTCCATTAAATTGTAATTTAGCTTTTGCAATTGGATTACTAGAGTCTAATAACTCATTTGTAGTTGCTTGACTGTCTGGATCAACACCATATTTATGTGTTGAACGTTTTAAACTTGAATTAGATAAACATACCCATACTAATTCTTTAACAGGATGATTGAAGTTTAATCTAATTTTAGTATCTCCTGATGTGTTTACGTTTTCATCACCAGTGAATTGTAATTGGTCTATTAAGTACTCATGTGAGACGGTTGCGAATTTACGCCTCTCGTCACTGTCTAAAAAGATATAATCGATGAATAACTTAGCGTCTGTTAGCTCTGGGATTTGTCCAGTAGCAAAATCACTTGAATCAGAATTTAATGATAACTCTGACAATGATGCAAATTGAACAACCAAACGTACTTCATGGTATTGCAAAGCGATTAAAGGTAACGCTAATCCGTCATTTTTACAGAACCAAAATTGTAATGGTACCCATAGTTGCATCTTTGGTAATTCTTGTGCTGTGTGGTTTTCATCACCGATCATTTGACCATATCCTCCTTCTTTACCTTTAGGTATAGTTAAATGACTCCAAATAGATAACCAAATACCATAATGTTTATCAATAACTTGACCTCCTATCTGTAATTCAATTTCTTTCATTAAAAAATGTCCTACTTCACCAACCCATGAAGCTGGTTGCTCCACATTGTTTACAACATTTAAAAATGGTAATTCTGCATATAAATATGTTTTACCCATTAAATCTCCAACTCTGGGTACTACCAATGAAACTCTTCTTCCAAATCCTGGATTACCGTTAAATTGTGCTTCAACTGATTGCATCGCAAAGTTAGTATGACGACGATATAATTGTTTAAAAAATGTAACTTGAGGATTCCCTGTTAAATATACGTCTTGACTTCCATAAGCAACAAGCTGCATTAAACCTCCACCACTCATTTTTTTTAGTATATATAATAACTACAGATTTTATTTTTAATATTTTTTGTTTTTGTATTTATACTATATATAAACTACAAATGTTCCAGATATGCAAACCTACTAATATAATACTGTTATTAATATTCTTGGTCATAATATACAGTTTCGTATATGGAAATAAAAATATCAGTATGAAAAAAATAGAAAATTTAGGTTTTGGTTTTAATAAAAAAGTTGGTCCAAAAAAGAAGAAGAAGAAGAAGAAGAAAAAAGATAACTAAGAAATATATATAAGACATCTGATTTTGCAAGATAAATAATATACAGGTTTATCCACCAAAATACGAGTTAAAGTCATTTACTCTTTTTTCTTTTTATCATTTAATTTACTCCAGTCTACCCCATGCTCATGTGCTAACATATTACTTATCACATTAGTCGATTCTTTCAATGTTGATTCTGCATTATCATTTTCTATTAACATTTGACATAATATATGAAAGTTATTAGGCTGTACAGATTGCAATAATATACCTTTGTAAAGTGGCATACAGTTTTCCATTAACCTTCTAAATACTGGATTTGAACCATAATGTGCATGATTCTTGTATATTTCAGTTTTATTATATTTTTTATCTTGTGATATCTCTGTTACCATCCCATATGCTGCTTGGAATATATCTCTGCTATCCATTTTTTTTTGGCTATCCATATTTATATATATTATCAAGGAATTTAGTTATTATATCTTTTGTTTCAGGAATAATAAATTCATCTAACCTATTCTTGACTTCATTCTCAACGGATAATTTTTTTGCTCTTAACATTTTTGTATGTCTTTTAGTTACTTCATGGATATGCTTTGATGTTATATCATACGTTAAATATCTATATTGATGAGATCTTGATATACATTCTTTTATCCATCCTTTATAAAACGTATCACCTTCTATATCTATATGCTCAACAACCATGATAGGTTTTTTCTTACTTGATCCTGCATCATCATCTACTTTTGCTTCTTCTTGTCTCTCAATCTTAACGTTACGTTCTATCTTGTAGTTTTTTAACCAGCTTAACTTATCTATTTGTCTAGTTAAATTGTTCATGCTTATTTGTAATACTTTTAGTTGATTTGCTGCTTGTCTATTATGAGCTTGTCCTTTTATTTCTTTTATTTGACCTTTTACTGTTTCGAGATCCTTTTTTGCTGTTAATAGGATAGTATACTCATCATTTATATCCATCTGGAATTTATTTATAATCCCTGCAGAATAATGAAACAACAAAAATATATAATTCATAGCATCTGCACTTTTAACACTTGTATTGTTGTATACAACTTTATAATATACGTATCTAACTAATGCGTATACATTGACAGCTAACCATTCAGGTCTATCTTCTTTCAAATCTAACATTAAATGAACCATATCCCATGTATTTTTTTTCTCTTCACGTTTAAGAGCTCTTCCTGCAATATCATCAATTGTGGGTTGTTCTAATCCTTCACGTACTCTATCTCTCCATGATCGTATGTTATCAATGATAATAAACTCCTCTCTGTCTAAATGTGTACGGGAAGGTAACTCTCCTTCTGCACTTTGCAATTCTACTTGGTATTTACGCTTATACAAACTCCTTCTCAGTCTTTTTATTTTATCATTAACTATCTCTAATTCTTTGTTCCTTCTATTTGCTTCTGTTCTTCTTATGTCAACAATGGTTGTTTTTTCGTAATCGCTTAATATAACTTTTTGATTACAGAATGTTTTTATTGGATCAATTAAATCTTTAATATCTGCACTAGGATTATCTTTTAGCAGTTTGATGATATATGAATTCAATTTAGGTATAGGCGTAGTTGCAATAACACTTATATCATCTTTGCTTTGATTTGGTTTCCATTTTGATATATTTTTTACAATGTCTCCTCTATACCTGTTAATCCATATAACTTCTCTTTCCCAGAATATAGTATCCCCTATCTTTGCTTCATCTGATGATATATCAAAATCATTAGCTTGTTTTTGGAGATCTATCTTTTCTTTTTTTAGTTCTTCGATAGAGTTCATAGCAACTTCCATCCTTGTTTTTTCTTTTTCAGATAATGGTTTCACACCTGAACCTAATGCAAATATATTACCTATCATTCCTTTTTTCTCACCTTCTGTGACAAGGACAGTAATTTTTTTAAGATCCTTTTCTGTAATAAAATCATCTCTATCGTATGAATCTTCAACACCTTGGATCATAATAGTATACGTATCTGTTTCTTTGTCATACGCTGTTACTTTACCAATCTTCAATTTCTTTGTTTTGAGTACTACCTTTTTCTTCAATATAAACTTACCCATCTGTGGTTGATCTGCTCCACCTATTTTTAATTTTGTTGTATCAGCACATGATTTTAAATTCCTGTTTGTAGCGTACGATAAAATGAAATATAAAACAGCTAACATTGATTCCATATCTTTTCGTACAATAAACTTTTTATCTTTTGTGTCTTTTATATCGTCTCCGTTTGCTAAAAAGGGTGATAGCTCTGATAAAGCTTTTGTTATATCGACATTATAAGTTAAAACATTACGCATGAAAAAATCAGCATGTCCTTGAGGGTTCATTTTATTCAATTTCACAAGAGAGAATACTTTCAATAATGTTTTAAATACTCCAACAAAATTATCTCTACGTTTTTCTTTCCATATTGATATCTCAAAAGCAGATGATTGGATACCATGGCTCTTTGTCATTGCTGCAACTGCATCTAGATCTATCCATTCACCTTCCATGCTTATATCTGGTTCAAAACTGAGATTATCATTATTTACTACCTTTAATGATTTTTCATTGAATTTATATACAGATAAAGGGAAAGGAGTATCCATTGGCATATTAGCTCTATCTGATGATGAATATAAACCTTTTAATTGATGAAGCCATGCAAGATGTTTTTCTACTTCTGTTTTATTAGGATTGTATCCTTGTTTTTGTATGTCTAAACGTAGATTCACTATGGTCTCCCATGGATTAATACGACATATAGATTTCATTTTATCGTGTACATACTGTATATATCCTTTCAGTTCTTTTAACGTATAACTCATCTCTACAGGAGTTCTATCACCTATCCTCACATGTTTACGTTCAAATCCATCCTTTAATGCTTTTTTGAATATTTTAGACTCTATTTTTGATTTTTTTCGTTCAAGTCTATTCTTTTTTCTTTTTGCAACTCGTAATTTTTCCAATCTTCCTAAATTATCTGTTCGTCCTTGATGTATACGTTCCATGATAGTTAATTCTAGTTCTTCTATTAGTTCTTTTACTTCCACTATATTCTCATCTTCATCTTTCCACTCAAAAAAGCCTGTGACTACTGGTACTGTTGCAAATGGTGTAAAGTACTTTTCTTTCCAAAACATAGCTAGGAAAAATAACTCATCGACGTTTAGTTCATTCTCTACTTTATTCTTCTCTAATACCATATTAAATAACTTGTCATTTTTGTAAATATCCATAAAACGATCCGTTATTTCTTCTCGTGTTAGATTATAATCATCTGGAGATATAGTCACCAGTTCTGAACTAGTGATGTTTAAAGGTGGATCTGGATTCGCACCACTATTTTTCAATCCATGATATAATTCAGAAAATAATTTACGAATAGGTGCTTGGATAACTACATTCATATTATCACTCTGTGCTAATCCTATATTGCTACGTGATTCTGATATATTACTTAGATAGTTATCGATTGTAAGTTCTTCTGCGATTATATTTTTATAATTGAATCTGTATTTGTTCTTGTAATAGAACCTATGTAAGTTATCATAAACGAATGTAAGTAATCGTAACATATCTCTTTTATCTTTATCTTTTAGGCGTTCAAATATATTCAATGCTTCTGTGAGTATATCTGCTAAGGTGTTTCTACACATTACTACTATTTTATCAGATGCTATATAATGAAGACCACGTTTATCATATTCTTTCTGTAATACTGTTTCTGAGTATTCACATGCTTTAAAAAATTGATGATGTATTTGCCAATTAAGTATATCTATTGCTTCGTTTCTTTTCTTTTCATATTCATTTGATTCTACTACATAATCTGATGTTTCTACAAGGACTCCATCTTCTATACCATATTTTCTTCTTAAAAATTTTCCTACTGCTATATCGCAGAGTTGTATTTTTCTAACAAAATCAAAATAATTATATTTACCAGTCCTTTTTGATGCTATGTCTTTTAATTGAACAATAAAGTAATCACTCTTGCCGCGCGGTTTTAAAGTTTGATCTAATTGTTTGAATATATCTCTCTCCTCGCGTAAAATACGTAAATATGCTTGAGTAGGATCAAAGTGATGAAATTCTTCTTTCCAGTTTGGTATCTCTGTAAGATCTTTCATTATTGGTCCAAGTAAACTAGAAAAATATGGTTTAAGATTGTTATATCCTTGCAAGCTTCTGCTAAATGTTAAAAATGCACAGTTTATTATTATTTTATGTTTATTAACATACTCTTTTGGTGATATTATACCATCTAGAATATATTTTTGATACTTAACTGTCACTTGTTGCTTTGTTTGAGCTGGCATACCGTCAAAATATGCTAAATCAGCATTAGATCTTCTATATGAAAGTAAATTTTTAGCATCTGATCGTATTCGTTGTCTAGCATTAGGGAATTGCAACATTTCCTTTTCTAAATAATCATAGTAATCTTGTAAAAATGGTATAGGGGCAAAATATACCATTTCTGTTAATGCTAAACCAAGGATCTGACGTTCATGATCATCTAATTTTGCTGTTTCCTTTACTATTATTTTTATATTATCTTCACCTTTTGCTATGGTTAACTCATCTTCTGCATCATTCAATAATTCAATTATTCTAAGAAAATTACATGGTGTGTTGAGACCAGCCTCTACTAACTTTTTCCTTAAAGAGAATGCTATATATTCATTAAAAAAGATCTTGTAAGTAATGAAATGATGGTTTCGTATTACATTTACAAACATACGTATTTCCATGAGGTCATCGAATATTCCTTTCATTGATAGGTAGTTTATATACAAATCTTTCAAAATATTGTTATGAATTGATAGAGAACTCATTTATTATCGTTATATATAATGGTTAGAGTATTTCTTTTTGTTTTTGTTATTTGTCTACTTTTATTTTACTGGTCATTAACTAATTATAACACATATAAAACAATATATAGAGATGAGATAAAACAGATAGATAAAAAAGTAAAAGAATGTGTATGCAACATGAGTTTCAAACGTAATTTGATTGGTAAACGAATACATGTAACATCATACAGAAAAAATGCAAAGGAATCTTTTGACAGTGAAACAGGAGAACCAGGTGATACAGAAGATGTTTTGGCTGCATATACAGAACAACAGTTACAGGATATGAGGGAAGATCAGCTTAAATTCGAAACAATAGATGATTTAAAAGGAAAAATGACACCTGCTCAATGGGGACAGTTTATCGCTAAAACGTATGATACTGTATATAATGGTTTTAAAAGTCAAAGAAATATAAACAAAATACTGATATTTATGGTTATAGGGGCGAGCATTGTATTTCCATTAATCATATGGTTTATGTGGATCTATTATGGTAAATCTGTTGGAGGCAAATGTAATACTAGATT